CTTTACCTTTTCTGTCAATGCCTTTAGCGTCATAAGCCTTGCGTGCTCGCTGGCGCTCTGACTGCGCTGAGTCGGGGCCAGACTTACCTGTCTCCAAGTCCCGCTTGTATTCAGCTTTGTAGTTACGAGTTGCCATGATTTTCCCTTTTGAGTTTGCTAAGTGCTTCTACAACACGTCGTGGAGTTTGAAATGTGCGCTCTTTTTGATTCATTACGTCGTGGATTAACCGCATTGCTAACACCGTTGCACACTCCGCGTGCAGGATGATGTGCCCGTGACCTTCAACAGTAAATGACTGATTGCTCATCCCCACATGGCCGTCATGTTCCACTGCAAAGTCGGACATATCTACAGGTGTGCGGCATACGTGGCACAAGGTGGCGCTACCAAAAGCGGGTTGATTGGGTTCTATAGCTGACATAATTTTCCTTTAATGTTTTGGATTGAACTCGCACGTTTTAACTGGACACCACGGACACAGCGCAGAGGACTTGGGGTTCCATACGCCGGATGCAACACAAGCTTCTAGCTTGGCCACACGCTCGCGGTACTTCCACCACTCAGCATCCGTCTCGTCCACGGTCATGCTGGCTTTGACCATATCATTCTTGACAACGAACAGCAAGGCTGAGTTGACTTTCCTGATGTGGGGGAAGTGCTTGAAGACCATCAAAGACATGAGCCTTAACTGGTCGCGGTCGGGGTACTTGTTGTTGCCGGTCTTGTAGTCCACCACCCACGCGGTTAAGTTCTCGTCATCAATGATGAGCAAGTCGGCAATACCCCGCGCCCACCTACCCTTGTCGTTAAAGTCGCACGGCTCTAAGTTGGGCATGATACCCATCTCGTACTCGCATAGCTTCCTGCCGGGCTTGGCTATCAGCGCATCGAGTACGTCCTTGGTGTAGTCAAACTGTGGGGGCAACGGTGTACCGTCTCGGATGTAAAGCTCAGCGGCAGTGTGAAACTCTTTGCCGTAATATGTAGCCTCAGTTTCCTGAAACGGAAAGTTGTTAAGTACCTTGATCTCGTGATACCTGCGAGGGCATCCTTCAAAGTCCTTCAGGGCACTGTGACTCCACGTTACTGTTTTCATTAGAACCTCGCTGTACGTATTGCTCTTGCCAAGCGTGCGGCAAACGCGGTAACAAACCGCTCGTTGCGGTTGAGCTTGTCTTCATCCATATCGTCAAGGATGGCGTGGACTAGCTCATGCCAAAAGGTGTCATGCACAAACTCTGGATTAAACAAGCGTCCTGTTTTACCGTTGCGCATACCTATTTGTATCAGTCGTTGATGGTAGTCAACTTCACCGGCTAGGCGTTTGTCTAGCATGGCTTCTACCACCTCGATTGAATACTCTTTGTGCCCAACACGAATTCGTTTGGGTATGGGTTGTTTCATTCTTATTGTCATTGTTTTGCTTCTCCATATCTACGGTGCGCACCACCGTCAGCGGCGAGGGGTATCCCCTGCATATAACTCGGCTCCATAGTCATCTGCTCCAAGACCCAAGTCTTGGCGCTAGCGACCTCAACATCCGGCACCAACACGATCTGTTCATCATGCACTGTGCCAACCACGGGGTACTTCTTGGTTACCCTCAACATTCCATCGGTCATGACAATACGCGCAACGGCCTGCGTTACGTTATTGGTCACCTTCCCTGCATACAGCTTGGTAGCGTTTGGCCCGTATACCCACTGGCTCCTACCTTTGTCATCTTTCTCGCGTCGCAACTGTGGGTAGAGCAAGCTCATCCCATTGGGTAATTCTATACGTTCCTTGCTGAATGTCAAACACTTGTACTGGTACACCTTACCCCCATACAGGCTGGACTCAATCAGGCCAGTACACATATCCCAGAAGGTAGCCACGGGGTGGGCAGTGGCGCGGTAGATGTCAATGATCTTCTTGGCGGCAAGGCAGTGGGTCAGTAGCTCTTGGTCGGTGCAGGTGTGCGGGATCTCCAGCATCTTGGTTACGTTGTCTTCCCAGTCAATGAACCGCTGCGCGTACTCCTGATCTACCCCCAGCGTTTTGGCAAAGGCTTTCTCGTAACGGACTGGCGTCGCACCCAAGAATCCCGTGAGTAGTTGAGATGCGAACGAAGCCCACCCCAACCCGTAGCCGCAGCCAAGTAACGCGCTCTTTGCAGACTGCCGAAGGTCTGGATGAGAATCTTTACTGAGGCCCGGTATGTTAAACATCTGCGCACCGAAAGCGGCATAAGGGTCACCACCTGCCCTGAAGATGTCGAGCATGTCTTGGTAATCCGAAAGCCATGCGAGGACTCGCGGTTCAATCTGCGATAAGTCACCGACGACCAGTTGATAGCCTTTGGGAGCCATAATTGCTTTGCGTAGGAAACTGCCTCGCTTGAGGTTTTGCATGTTGATTGCACTCCCCTTTGCCGCCGTCCAGCGACCCGAGAGAGCACCGTAATACGATAACGGTACAGGAAGTTTGCCTCGCTGAGAGATGTCAAGAAACCTTTGGGCGCGTGTACGTTCAGTCGTTGACTTAACCCGAAGGCGTGCTTCACAAAGGAGGGCAACGTCTTCACGTTCACCGTTGAGGAGCGCTTGGAAGAGGGCATCGTTCTTGGCCAGTGCGAGCGTTTGCTTGCCGGTAGTTTTACTAACTTTCGTTGGGGCACTAACCCCGAGCGACTCAAGTATGGCAGCAAACTGCGGGTTCGACGCGAGCGAAGTTTCCTGTATGCCGAGCCTTTGTAATAAACCTTCACGGGCTTCTCCTTCTTCTGTTAGTGCCTTGATAAGCATCTTGTGGTCAAGCTCAAGGTATGGTCGTGTGTACATCTTGAGCGTCATGTCAATCAAACGCAGTTCGGATCTGGGATATCCAACAATGAATCGCTTGAAAATTTCTTCGCACAAGTACACATCATGCGCACAGTAGTCGGCAAGTTCTCTTTCAAGCTCTGGCGATATTGATGTGAGGCCATCAGTGCTGTGTACTGCCGTTCCCTTTGGTTGAAGTCCGAAGTCGAGCGCCAGCTTCGCGAGACTGTTCCCCACTTCCACGCCTCGAAGAGCGCGCCCCATTGATAGCGTGTCGAATATAAAGGCTGGGTGAGAATCGTAGACCCACTCAAGGATGGATATATCAAACTGTGCGTTATGCGCAAGCATGGCGGTTCGTCCCCAGTCGATTCCTGAAAAGAATTCAGGTAGTCCATCTCCTCCAACCCAGTTAGTTGGGCTATCAGTTCCGAACTCGTGTACGCACGCTCCGAACGCCTTAAATCTTGTATCACGTATGTACTCCTCAGTTGTTAGTTTGGATAAGGTGTAGTCCCTCTTGTCCCACCGAGTTTCAAAGTCGATGGTCAGTATCCTGTCAAATGGTTTTGTCATCAAGTTCCTTTGATTTTTTCTTTGCTGCTTTCTTTACAGCTTTAGCAAGTTCGGGGTCTTCTTGAGCCAGCCGTGTCATGAACCGGACAATCCACCCCTCATCAAATTGGTAGGGTTCTTCTGTTGATTCGTGTGCAAGCTCTACGATTCTTTTCCTGCTGATTTGTGTGTTCAATTAAATGCCTCCTTTGGTGGTGCGCCAGCCATATTTAGATAGCCGAAAAAATCATTTGCCTCGAGCAAAAGCTCCGAAGCTTCCATGTCATCTGCGTTCATGGTGATGAGTCCTGCCATCTCCCCCTTCGACTTGATGAGCAGCACTGCTTGGTCTGGGTCAGGGCCGTAGCAATGTACCAGTTGCAGTATCACCATCTTGAAGTGCTCACGCTCTTCCTCGCTCATCAAAGCAAGTCGTCTCTCGAGTGCTTGTTCATCCATATCAATTCCTCTCGTAGTTGTTCAATGTTCTCTTCGTTGATTACATACGCCTCACCGCCTGCGTTCAGTATGCGGTTGAGTTCGCGCTCTTGCAAGGCTGTGGGTTTGTTGTCCCCTGCTTTGCACTCTATCCCAATAAACTTGCCGCCATGACACGCGATGATGTCGGGAATACCCGCCCGTCCCATACCGTTTTGCATGGGCGAGAAGTGATACACCTGTTGTTCATCAAGGATTGCCTTGACGCGCTTCTTGACCTTGCCCTCTGGTGTCATCATATAACTGCGTCCTCCATGTTGGTTAGTAGATAGAGGCGGGATTGCCTCTTGTGGTCATTGTGTATGCGCTGTAACACTATTGGGTTGACTCGCTCGAATGGGTTCCAAGCGTTTTGTTCAAGTAGTGTTGTAGTGCAAGGGACTCTTTGTTGTCTCTTCTGTCTTGCAGTAGTCTTCTCAGCCATGCTCCTCCTCCTAATTTCATGTACTCTTCATACTCACTTTGGGTTACGCGGATACCAATGGTCTTGCCGCTTTTGGTTAACTCACTCTTTGGTCTCGGCATTCTTTCTCATCCCTACAATTGAATCTTGAAAACGATACTCACAACTATGCTGATTGCCAGCAGATTTAGTTATAAATACCAACCCACACTCAGTGCAATACCACGCTGACCCTTGGGCAACAATGGTTGACTTGTTTGGGTGCATACCCTTCTCCCTACCAAAGAATGTTCTTATACGTTCAAGCATTTTGTTCCCTCCATCGTCTACACAAATCTTTTGCTTGCCTGCTCTTAGGTTTCCTGTTGCACATCTCGCTTATGGATTTCTCCTTTGCTTGCACCTGTAACTGCCAAGGCGTAATGGGTTGTGGCGGGTCAGGGAACATGCCATTGACCCCCACTGTGCCTAGCACAGCACTGAGAATAAGTTTGTCAATCATGCAAATACCTTTATGAGTTTGTTAAGGGACAACGGCGCTTGTTTACCACCATGCTGGTTGCCGTTGAGGGGCGGTCTCAGAACGTGGATATACAAAGATTCAAGAGTGTTAAGCATCTCCCTCTCACAAGGTATAAACGCAAAGCTATCAAATAGTTTGTCATGATGCTCAGAAACCCTTGTGTACACATTGACTGACTGCCCAACATAAACAACCTTGTTGCCACCGATCAAGAAGTAAACGCCTGTTGCTAACTCATAAGGGTTAGCCGCATTGACGATCTCGGCTTCACTCAACAAAACTTTGCTTGTCAATGTCAGAGCAGTCTTGTCGCTCAACTCATGACGTTCCAAAACCTTGCGTTTTAATTCAAGTTCTTTGATCTCACATTTCAAGCTGTCTCGTAGTTCAATATCCAAAAGTCTTTGTGCTTCACGCTCACGTTTATTCTTCTGTCTTGTGGCAACACCTTTAGCGGCGCTTGCCCTACGTTCCTCCGGTGTTTTATTTTGTAGTGGGTTCATGCTTGTCCCCTTTCTCTGATGACGGCGGCAATAAGTTCTGTCCCACCATGCCAATCACTCCAATCGTCAACCAACTTTGCACAGGCTTCACGTTCCTCTGCAATGGCATGATGTACCAGCGCCACTAAATGCGGTGTTGATACTGTCCATGTGGTGAAACTTTGATTCTCTGCCACTATGTTATGTAGCATTTGAATAACTTGATCTTGTGTCATGTGCAGTCCTTGTGTTCCGCAAGCCTCGCCTCAAGACGCTTGATACGTTCTTCGTTGTATTGCATGGCGGCATTGGCGTACTCAGCGGCAGTCTCAGCTTCCAGCTTTCGTAGGTGTGCCTCTTGCAGTTCGGCGTAGATCACCTCTGAAATAGTCTTTGACCTGAGAATGTCTTTGATGTACTTGATTGTTGTTTCTCTGAAGTTCATAGCTTCCCCCTGTATGCCTCAATCTCGTTGAACGCTTCGTCTTCTTCAGTCATCATCGCCTCCATTCTGTGATGTGTAAACCATCCAGCCAATCATGGCGCATATAAATACAAACAGTATCGCGCCCAGTGCCAGCATTGCTGTCATAACAAGAATACCTGCAAGCATTTCCAGCATGTCAACCTCCGAAGATTTTCTTCAGCGCATCGTACAAAGAGCGTGCTTGCATCAAACTCAGGCTGTTGATGATGTCTGTTTCTCGCTTCACCCACGTAGGCTGCGGACTGAGAGCGGCGATGCCCTGACCTCGTGTAGCTTTGGCTTTCTCTATGACTTGCTTGGCTTGCTTGGCTTTGAGTTGCTTGCGTACCTTTATGGGTGTGTACTCGTGGGCTATCGCTGTGTAGTTACTGTTTGCATCCCTCGCGCACAGACCATTCTTTACAAACTGCGTGAGCAATGAACCGATAGAGGATGGCTTGTAGCCGCCCTTCTCCAACGCCGCGCAGATGGTCTTGCACGACTGGTGTGGGTTGTTCTTCACGAAGTCGAATGTTGCGCGTGTCACGTTGTTCGTGACTTTAAAGTGTGGTACGTATGTTGTTTTCACTTGCTTCTCCTGTTGTTTGTTATCTAATTCCCATTCGCTGAGTATTCCACTCAGTGCAGTTTTAATGTCTGGCATTGCTTTCTCCTTTGTTAAAAATGTACCTCGCCTCTGCGAGGTTGTCAAGTGTTGGACAAGTTAGTGGGTGCTATCGGATCTAAGAGTTTGCTCATCTGCTCATGCAGGTCGTACACCTTGGCGATGGCTTCCAAGCACAGCGCCACCTCTCCCGCCTCGGCGTAAAAGCCTGCGTCTTGCAGGTGGTTGTGCGCTTGGTTAAGAAGTTCAGTAGTAGTCATCGTATATCTCCTCTTTGTTAAGTCCATCGGCGTATTGCTGTGCCTCGCGCTCGGTGTCGAACACAAAGCCCATCTTGTCTTCCTCACCATCCTCATTGACTACGATATAGCCCCCGCCCTCACCCTCGTAGTCAACCACCGACCACGGCGGGTCGTAGTCTTGTTCAGCCAAGTGTTTGGCAAGCAAGCCATCGTGGTATGCGTCCACGTTTCCTTTGTAGTAATCAGTCATTTACTTCTCCTCTTGGTATTTAACAAACGTAACTACCCCATCGTAGTAGTGCGGTACGAGGAAGTCACAGTTATCAAGCGCAATAGCTCTTGACTCTATGTCAGCATCCTCTATGTACTCGGCGCTCTTGATGTTGTGCACCAGTGCCTCGTGTGATGTAGGGAACTCTATGTCCCCAAAGATTACAAATCGTTTCATTTCGCTTCTCCTTTTACTCGTTGTCTAGGTTCAGTTCTACATAGTCAGGCGCATCTTCTCTCTCGAGCACTTGCACTTCTCGTCTTGTTGCTCTGCACAACTCAGACGCAACGCTGTTAACTAACTTCTTGAATTCATCTTGCTTCATGTGCCCGTCGAGGTTGTTCAATGTGGCAAACAAAGCAAGGTCGCCGTCGTCACGCATAAATCCGATTGATACTGTTTTCATTTCATTCTCCTTTGGTTTAAAAAGTCGGGGTAGAAACCTACCCCGATGGACACCCGTCAGCTCAAGAGAGCAGGCAGGGTATTGCGTACTGGCACATCCTTGCGTTCCCAGTCGAGGTAGTAGCAAATGACTTCAGCCACAGTCATGGTCTCGTACTTGTAGATGTTCTCAGAGTCCTCGGCAAGCAAGGCGTAGTACACCTCGGCTTCATGTGCTGACAAGTCCTTAGCCTTAGTCCACCTTGTTGCCTCAGACTTGAAGTGCTTGAACAGCATGTTTATAGTAGTCGCTGGTATGACAGACAGACACGCCTCAAGCTCATCGACATTGGCATTAAGTAGCAACGACTCCAAGTCATCGACACGCAGATACGACCCCTCCTCCGCTGTCTCGGCAAGCACAGCAGCATCGTACTCATCTACATACTCGTAGTCAGCCTCATCCCATGCAGGGTCATGTGCGGATAGCTTGCGTGGTGTGCCCACAGTCTCTGCGTCAGACTTCCATGAGTTGGCAGGCAGTGTCTTGTAACCACCGAACTCCTCATCGTAGTCATCGTAGGCACTGCCATACATACCTGTGTAGCGTGATGCATACTTGTACGAGGACTGATACGCAGGGATGAGACGGCTTGGTGACCACGCATAGGTATTGCTGAACCATAGGTCGTCATGCTCGATGCCTTGGTCTTTGTTGACATGGCTCATCTTGCCCTCACCATCCATGAACACGAAGCGGTTGTCACCGATGAACTCAGCGATCATGTCAAGGAACTTCTCGTTGTGCACAAGTGCAGGATGCTCAGCCACTGGGCTTGCAAGATAGTCGTTGATGAAGTGCCAAGTATCTGACTTAGCCTTGTCAGCGGCATTGCCTGTATGCAACACGCCGTTGTGCATCATGCCGACATAGCCCTTGACTACATCATAGGGATGGCAGTTAGTTAGGTCAGTGTGACCATGCGTAGTCCAGCGGAAGTGGATAGCCAACTCACGATCATCCGTGGGTAGCTTGGAGATGAACTGCGTTGCGTCAGCGATAGACTTGGGCAGTACCTTGGTGACCTTGAGTCCCTTGGTTGTGGCATACATGATGCCGATGCCATCGGGGTTGCTGTTGTAAATGTCATGCAACATTCCGTGTGTGTTGAGCAGGGTCGAGCGGATTTTGGCAGATGCGCCAGTGATGATTAAACACATAGTATGGTTCTCCTTTGATTGTTTGATTAGTTGTTGGTTGTTGTGTTAGCTAATGTGCCAACAGGCTGTAGTCGCCATTGATTGTCATCAAGCGTGTACACAACATCAATGTCACCGATGATGCCGCTTGAATCATCCTCGCCTGAGTACGGGAAGTACATAACATTTGTATCAGCTATTGCTGCGTACTCAACGTGCAAGTCGTGCTGTGCTATGAAGTCTCTTGCATCACGACCCGATGCGAGGATAAAGGGATACGCAATGTCGTGACGCATATCTGCTGGTGGCAGAGGTGGCACAACATCCTCGCACTTGACCTCGGCAGGCTCAGCGTTCTTGGCTGTTGGACGACGACGCACACCATACCAATCGGCAAGATGGGGATAGCGATTGTCAGTAGTCTTGAGCCACTTGAGGAACGACACACCATCGAGGTCACGCATACTTGCGACACGACAGAACATGACAGCAGCATGGGTGAACTCAAGCTGAGCAAGCAAGCGTTCTTTCTTGAGAGACGCACGATAGATGCGTAACTCGACAGTGTTGTAACGACCTGAGTCATATGTCGGTACACCTAGACGCTTAGCCTCGGCACGCTTGAGGTTGGCAATGTTGACCATCGTGTAGCGGTCAGTGTTCTTACCCTTGAGCGCCTTGGATGGGTTGGTAAGCTCGTACTGTGCCTCGGTGCGACAGTAGGAGCGAGCCTGTGCATCCATGAGTGGATGACGACCAGCTATCTTGCGGATGAACTCGGCATTAGCCTCGGTGTTGATGAGTATTATGAACTTGCCAAGCGTCAACGAGGTGAACGCACGAGAGTCGATGTGTACATGCATACCGCAACGACCGTTCTTCCATGCGCTGTAGTCGCTGGATACGTTCCACTTGCTGAACCGTTTGATGTGCTCGTCAAGAGCACGAGGCGCAGTCACAATCTCAAAGCCACCATCGGGCAAAGACCCATCGTTCTTACAGATGCAGTACTCCTCACCCAACTGGCTACGCACATCCTCAACTGCATCGCTCATGCGTGCACGAGTGACCAACTCAAACTCAACACCCAAGAGGAAGTTACCGAATGGTGCGCTAGTAAAGCTAGTATCAAACACTAGATGGTCAAGCACGTTGGTGCTGTATGACATGAGTTCATCAGTGCTGTCACGGTTGTCATCGGGGTCACTGTCGTAGTAATCATCGCTGTCAGGCTGGCAAGACAACCACTGGTCACGATAGTCGTCGTAGTACGCATCGTCACGCAGCATATGCTCATCGGTGTCGTGGGCATAGACAACAACATCATCGTTCTGCATACAGTGCTGACAGTAGTGACGCAAGCGGTGGTTGACACGCACATAGCCGTGGTTACCGTTCTCTTCTACGTGGTCGCAGTACATCATCTCATGCTCAAGACCCATACCCTTGCTAGACATGATCTCTTCCATGTGATTGAACAGCTTGTTGTGCAGATCAATGTCGGGGTCATAGTGCGCCATGAAAAAGTCCTCGCAGATAGCCGCATCGTTCTCACGAATAGATTCTCGTATAGCCTTGCCCAACTTTGTGCACAGTGACCTAGCATTCTTGTACCCAAGCGCCGTGTACCTAGCGTTCTTGTAGTCATACATGCGAGTGTGTCGCATAGTATTGGCGGGAGTCTCTGCCCTCTCAAGCATTGATGCGGCGACAGCACGAATACGCCGACTCACAGTACCCCTTGCTATGCGATAGCCTATGTCATCGAGCAGTGGGGAAGTGTAGAAATACAAGCCCTTGGTCATGAACCACTTGTGCTCAGCCTCGGTGACCTCACGGAAGTCGCAGGTAATACCGCGACGACCTTCACTTCCGTCACTCCAGCGGTCATAAGCCCACTGGTCGATACTGGCTTGCAACACATACATATCGTTAATGTTACGCAAAGAGTAGGGCAGTGTGTCGAAGTTGATATACGCAGGGACAGCGTCTGTGCCGATGAGCTTGTGCCCATCTTGAGACATTTGATGCCCTTGGATATTGCCGAAGGCTTTCAGGAATACAAAGGCGTAAGTCAACTCGATGTTGCTTGTCGCTTTGTCATACACAGTGATTGTGGAAAGAAAGAATTTCATGTTGTTTCTCCTAGGTTGATTTATGTTTTGCTTTCAATGGGGGTCGGCGACCCCCATGTCGTTGACAGACTTGGCAGTCTGCTTACTCGTTCCATGTCAGCGTTGTGCTGCTTGATGAGTAGTTGCCGAAGTCATAGTTCGCCATGACTAGCGCCTCAATGTCGTACTTAGAAAGGTCACGACCTAGTAGGAAGTTGCCCATCGGCACAGCCCCATCTATGTTGCGTGACAGGTCGCTGAACCTGATGCAACAGTCGCCCGTGTCTACCATTGCAACCATGCGTTGCCCATGCTCGTCGTATGCACGACCTGAAGTCCATCTGTGTTTCATGTTGTCTCCCTTTGTGGTGTGTATGAGGCGCAGTGGTTTGCCTCACGTTGAGCTTTGGCATCACTCTCTTTGTTCTCGTCTAGCGCCTTAGAGAATGGCACTATCACTTTTCGGTTCAACCGACAAATCAATTGAACCCAGTAATACCCATCATGTATTGCGTTCTCGCAGTTTCTGCACGACTTCATTTCAGTTCTCCGTGGTTGGTGTCAAAGATTTCGCAGTAGTGGTTAACCGCTTCTTCTATCTCTGCTTCAATTCGTTCTAGTGAAGTAATGATTACATCGAGGCTCTCGCCATATGTGTCGTTGTCCGTTGGCTTGCGCTTCTCAGCGTTGCTCATTGCGTTGCGTAGGTCATACGCTGCAAACAATGCGTTCTGTATGGGTTCCAGTTTCATTGCACTTCTCCAATCTCGTACTCGCTGATGGGGTTCTTAAAGTCCACAATGAAGTCGCGGTGCTCACCGAGGATGCGCTCCCCCTCGTCAAAGACGTAGAAGAACTGCGAGTCCTCAAACTCTTTCATTATTTCGTCACGCATAGAGTCACTTGCACCCTTGGGCATGACAAGACAACGGCGCTCAAACTCTCGGTTGTCATCTTTCCAACGACCTTCAATACAGATTACTTGCACTTTCATTTTGTTTCTCCTACTGGTTCATTTATCCAATCCGTACCGTCGTGCTCATCCACGAATACCCACTCGATGAGGTCTTCGTTCTCGTGCGTAACATCACAGTTGATGATTTTGGTTTGCGCTTCCTCAAGCGACTCAGCTTCTACGAAGTACTCGTAGCTCACGTGTTTACAAATGTGAAATGTTTTCATAATGCTTTCTCCTCCCAAAATCTGTCGTCTCTCCAGTCGTATGCGGTGTAACCGCCTGCGTCTATCTTTGCCAAGAATCTTTTGAATGCGTGGCGCTTGAACAGCGTGAGCTGTCTTTGTTTTATCTGTCTCACTTTCATGATGCTTCTCCTTGTGTTTCCTCGGGCAGGTATGCCATCAGCGTTGCATCGGGAATATTTATGATAAGTTCCTCAATAGCAGTCAAGTCGCAGTTCTTTGCATCTTGAAGTATTTGATTTAGTACTTCGTTAATCAGTTCTTTTCTATCCATTTGTTTTCTCCTTCAGTTACGAATGTCAGGCTAGTTTGCGGATGGTCAGCGGCATAGCCCAATCTCCGCTGACAGTTAGGGGGTCGGCGACCCCCATTTAAATAAGTCCGTGCCAAGTGGTCGGCACAGGCTCGTTGTCGTTTAGCTGCTCGATGGCAGCAAGTGCTGCCTTTAGTTTGTCGACCCTTGCCTGTGTGTCCATCGTTGGACTGATGGCATGGTCTTGGTTGGCGTGTAGCAGTTCCTTGGTCGTTCGGTTGACCAGTCTGCGCTTACGCTTGTCGTGTATGTCGGCAGTTACTACACGCTCAAAGGGTATCTTGCGCCTTGCCTTGGCTGTGTATGGCACAGCATCAAACAGGTCAATGATGCGTAGCTTGATTCTTGCGGGTATGAAGTCAGACCAGTGCAGTCCTCGGTTGGGTAGGTTCTTATCGGTGGCGTAGGTTGAGGGTGTGAAGTCGCCGCTGTTCTTGATACTGGTGATGCGGTTATGTAACTCAGCCAACACCACAGCGTATGCCTCGAACGCTTGCACCCTAGCATCGGTGTCATCATCCGCCTTGTACTTGAGCGAAGCTCTCACACTACGGCGTTCAGCTTGCAAAGGTTTTAATACATCGCCCCATAAAATGTTCTGTTGTGCTTCATGTATGCGGTGTCGGCGTAGCTGTTCTTTCTGCCTGAGTACGGTGTCTCGCATCTCGTTGACGACAATGCGTGGTGTCCCTTTATCGAGTAGCTTGGATAAATGATTGGCTAACTCACGGCGCTTGAGCTTCATGAGTGCTTGGTATTGCAAGGGTGCTTCGTGTTCCATTGTGTGCCTCGGGGTTGTGAAGTCATCATTATATCATGAGTGTTGATAATAACTAGGAAGCAAATCCATGTCTTTATCGGTTGTTCACGAAGTCGGACAGTCGCCACGCCTTATGCCGTAAGGGTTTGTTAAAAAAGTGTACCGAGTATCTATGTTTTTGGAGGGTAGCAAGCCTGAGCTTAAAAGTAAAAGTTTCTTGCTGCTTGTGCGGCAGAGCACGCACACATACTAACTCTCCTATATATAAATATATATAAAAATATAGATTAGTAGTACCGAATTTTAAAAAATCCCCGCAGACATTGGGCTAAACGCTGTCCGACTGCTTGGATACTTGTGAAAATCACGGAACCGAAGATTTTCACCCCCTAAATTGATTTTATGGGATAAGTGACTGCTGAACTGGTACACCTTGGGCTTTCACCCACGTATCACGGGCTTCGGGCGTGGTGAACGCAAGGCTTTCGCCCCCGATGATGGCAGCTAGGTGGATGACATACTCACGCCATCTCTTGCTTGTGCCTTTGCTTGGGTAGTAGTCTTGGACTACGAGCAAGCCCTTGGGTGTTTGGACTTGGGAGATGGTGAAGAAGGCACGATACTTGTTATTACGCATGATGGTTTCCTTTAAGAATTGGGGGTCGGCGACCCCCTTTTGGTTTACTTACGAACAAACTCGATGGGTTTGCACTGGGACTTGAATGCATCCCAAGACTTGGGTGCATCGCTGTATCCGTAGCCACGCTTGGGGTTGTCTTGAGTCTGATGACGCAAGTCTTTCTTGAGCTTGGCTAGTTCGGCTTGGATATCCGCATGGATGCGGTATTTGAGTTGGTTCATGGTTGTTCTCCTTGATTGGGCAAGAGCGCCCCGCAAGCACAGCACGCTGTGCTTACAGAATCCCCTGCTTAGAACCAGCAGTCGTCTTGGATGCCGTCTCGGAGGCAGAATGTCTCGCAACCCCAGCAAATGAAACGACCGCTGAGGAAGTCGAAGTGGGCTACAAAGTTGAACAAGTAGCCGATGGGTGCTTTGATGAATGAGAAAAGGTGTGCTTTCATGGGAAAAATCTCCGTGGGTTGGACAGGAAAAGAAACAGCGGCAAGACAAGGCTGTCACACCGCTGTGGAAAAAACAGGGGTCGGCGACCCCCATTTGGTTTAGACCAAGGTGTTAAGCAGAGCTTTCAACTGGTTGATTTGTGCGTTGAGTGTGTCGCCCTCAAACTCGGCGAGGACATTCATCACGGCAGACTTCTGAGTCCGTGTGAATGTGTAGGCAGTTTTCTTGCCTGTGGGCTTCTTGGGGTGATGTGCCATCAAGCGTGACAGGCATTGCTCAGGCGCAGAGTCTTTCTCGAATGTCAACCAGCCTTTAGTCTGGCTTGCATGGGGTTCGACTGCGTACTTGGGCATTGCACCGATGATCTTGGCGGCTTCGTTGCGATAGCTCACATAGGTTGTCCCCTTCATGTCCGCAAGCAAATCCGCAATGGCGGTGTCGAGTGCGAGTGAAGCGGAAACGAATGCGAGTACGACTGACTTACGATTCTTCATGGGATAACTCCTTGATTTAACTAACAAATAAATGGGGGTCGGCGACCCCCATTTGCCCCGATGCGGGGCGGTTGTTGCTGCCACCACTCGACAGCAACACCTTCAGTTTAAGATTCGGGGGGGAATGGGAACTTCCAAAAGCTTCCTCGGCGGCTGACCCCACCATACCCCCACCACCCCTTTGTGTGGCTATTGGCTGCGTTGGGGGTGAACACTATTCCCCAACCATTCTCTACAACTCAATTTAGTACTTTACAATTACTATAAAAATTTTATAAAATTTTGTGTCAATCGTTGGACAAAGTTCAAATAAAAAAAACCCCCCAGCTTGAGACTGGGGGGCTGAACGGTCGAACCAACAACCGAGGAGAAGCAACCGGCAACTGCTGTTGCCACATCACTCAAGAAATAGTATACACTCCGCGCATCGCAGGTACAAGGGACTTATGCGCCAATGTTAGATCACCTTATTGATTTTGAACCCGAAGTGGTCACCCACTCTGGTAAACCTACGCCGCTTGAAAAAGAACATCCGGCGGATAGGATCGACGCCCAAGTAAAGACAACCGACTGGCTCAAGAGTCTGGGAGCCGCAGACACAGATACCGTGGTCAGCCAAGCAGAAGTCAAAGCAGCACGCGCATCTTTCACAAACCTCGTGTCTTCAGCGCCAGCAGAAATCACGCACGAACACCTGTCTCAGATCAAAACGCCAGCGGCGGTGCAACACTTAGTTGGGATGCTGACCGCTTACGACTGGGAGTTTGTACATCAGGCCAATGAAATTCGTGGCTATGCCGTAGCTCAACTGTTGGAAGAATGCAAAAACCCCAGCGCCAATATACGGCTCAAGGCACTTGGACTCTTGGGTAAGGTCACCGAGGTCGGACTGTTCACCGACAAGATTGAAGTCAAGAAGACCGACCTCACGGATGAGGAGATTGACCGCAAGCTCAAAGACAAGCTGGCCAAGTTCATGGGCGTGCAAGACGCTGATGTTATCGAGGATATAGACGAAGTTAGTACTCACTCACAAGATACAGATGAAACTGAACGACCTGACACTGAGTCCGACTGAGATTCAGGCTATCCAGAAAGCTCTCCCCACCTTGAATTTGGCGGAGAAGGTGGAGCTTATGGGTATGTTGGAGGAACGCGAGAAACGCTACAGCGTCAACGCCGGTCGTACAAACATAATTGAGTTTTCCAAATACGTCTACCCCGGATTCAAAGTAGGGCCACACCACAGGAAGTTGGCCAAGATATTTCAAGATGTAATTGAAGGCAAAAAGAAGAGAGTAATTATCAACATTGCCCCACGTATGGGTAAGTCTGAGTTTTCGTCTTACCTGTTCCCCGCGTTCTTCCTAGGTAATTACCCCAACAAGAAGATTATCATGGGAACGCACACCGCGTCGCTGTCTGAAGACTTTGGACGGCGGGTTCGTAACTTACTGGATGATGAGCACTATCATGAGTTATTTCCCCAGACTTTGGTTGCGGACGACCAGAAGGCCGCAGGTAAGTGGTCAACAGCCGCTGGTGGTCAGTACTACGCCGCCGGTGTCGGCGGTGCTCTTGCTGGACGCGGCGCTGACCTATTCGTTATTGATGACCCGCATTCGGAACAAGACGTAAAAGCAAACAGTCGTCTAGCGTTTGACACGGCGTGGAGTTGGTTTCAAACCGGCCCGTTGCAGCGTCTGATGCCGGGCGGTGCGATCATAGTCATCATGACGCGCTGGGGGCCACTGGACTTGACCGGCAGACTCATACAGTATCAGGTGAGTAACCCCGACAGCCCACGGTGGGAAATTGTGGAGCTTCCTGCCATCCTGCATGAGAACACGGACAAGGAGAAGTCCCTCTGGCCGGAGCAGTGGCCGCTCGAGGCGCTTAAGTCTGCCAAGTCCTCAATGGATCCCCGCTACTGGAACGCGCAGTACATGCAGCAGCCGACCAGCGATACGGCGGCTATCATCTCCAGAAAGCACTGGCGTATATGGGAGGGGGAGGAACCACCCACCTGTGAGTACATCATTCAGTCTTGGGACACGGCGCATGAAACCAAAACAACCTCCGACTATTCTGCCTGTACTACTTGGGGGGTCTGGTACAACGAGGAGGAGAACGACAAGCCCCAGCTTATTCTCCTTGACGCTTTCAAAGACCGAATTGCATTCCCAGAACTCAAACAAGTCGCCTTCAAGCACTGGAAGGAATGGCAACCCGATGCCTTCATTGTGGAGAAAAAGGCGGCAGGTGGCCCGTTGATCCAAGAACTCAGGGCGATGGGCATCCCTGTACAAGAATTTACACCGAGCCGTGGAAACGATAAGATGGTGCGTGTGCAGGCTATTGCTGACTTGTTCTCCTCTGGTATGGTGTGGGCACCTGACACACGCTGGGCGCGTGAAGTGATTGAGGAGGTTGCGGCCTTCCCAGTGGGCGAACACGATGACTATGTGGACACGACCAGCCAAGCACTGCTTCGATTCAGACAAGGCGGCTTCATCACGCTAGACACGGATGAGGCAGATGAACCAAGATTTTTCAAGCGTCGTTCTGCGGCGTACTACTAAGGTAAAAAATGGCAACCAATATAGATAAAGCCCTGTTTCAACAGCCCCAAGGCATGGAGTCGCTTGCCCAAGATGAAGAGGCCATTGAGATTGAGATTGTCGATCCTGAAGCTGTCAACATCCGCGCTGGTGACTTAGAGATCAGCATGATAGCCGGTGAAGACGAAGATGAGTTCAGTGAGAACTTGGCCGAGGACATGGACGAAGGTGCGCTGTCTGCACTGGCTGGAGACTTAGCCGGAGACGTTGAACAAGATAGAGGCTCACGCAAAGACTGGGAGAAAGCCTATACAGAAGGCTTGAAGCTGATGGGACTCCAGTACGAGGAGCGCACAGAACCTTGGAACGGCGCTTGTGGCGTGTTCCACCCCATGATTACAGAAGCAGTTGTAAGGTTCCAGTCAGAGACAATTACTGAGCAGTTTCCCGCCGCAGGGCCTGTACGTACAAAAATATTGGGTAGAGAGACTCCTGAGAAGCAAGAGGCGGCTGTGCGTGTCGAGGCTGACATGAACTACGAGTTGACAGAGGTCATGCGCGAGTTCCGTCCTGAGCATGAGCGCATGTTGTGGAGCCTCCCCGCCACCGGTTCGGCGTTCAAGAAGGTCTACTATGATCCCAATTTGGGACGTCAAGTGTCTATATTTATCCCAGCAGAAGACATCATCCTGCCCTACGGGACAACCGACTTAGACACTTGCTACCGCTTGACACACGTCATGCGCAAGACCAAGAACGAGATCTTAAAGCTCCAGCAAGCAGGCTTTTACCGCGACATTGAGTTGCCAGAGCCGGGCAAAGAGTCAGACAACATCAAGCAGGCCAAGGATAAAGAGACCGGCTTCTCTGACTTAAATGACGAGCGTTACACCCTGTACGAGTGCCATGTTGACTTGGTGTTGGAAGGGGACGAAGACAAGGATGACGACGGTGAACCTACCGGCATCATGAAGCCATACGTATTTACCCTAATAAAAGGAAGCAATGATGTCTTGTCTATTCGGCGGAACTGGGAACAAGATGACCCCCTCTGCCTCAAGCGCCAGCACTTTGTCCACTACCAGTACATCCCCGGCTTTGGAGCCTACGGTTTTGGACTCTTCCACCTTATCGGCGGCTACGCTAGGTCAGCCACCAGTATCATGCGTCAGCTTGTCGATGCTGGGACGTTATCTAACTTACCCGGAGGTCTTAAGACTCGCGGAATGCGCATTAAGGGAGACGACACCCCCATCGCTCCCGGAGAATGGCGAGACGTAGACATTGCTTCTGGGGCACTGCGTGACAGCATCCTGCCCTTACCCTACAAGGAACCTAGCGTTGTCCTGTCCGGACTGATGGACAAGATTGTGGAAGAGGGTCGCAGGTTTGCAGCTACTGCCGACATGAAGGTGTCGGACATGTCCGCACAGGCTCCTGTGGGCACCACGCTTGCGTTGCTTGAGCGCCAGCTTAAGGTTATGTCTGCGGTTCAAGCTCGTCTGCACTACACATTCAAACAAGAGTTGCGTCTGTTGGCTGCGATCATCCGCGACTACACCGAGCCAGACTACGACTACGACCCCGTAGATGCCCCACGCAAGGCCAAGCAGTCTGACTACGACCATATTGACATCATCCCCGTGAGCGACCCCAACGCGGCCACAATGAGCCAGCGGGTTGTGCAGTACCAAGCGGTCATCCAGATGGCGCAGATGGCTCCAGATATTTATGACCTGCCGCAGTTGCACCGCAACATGTTGCAAGTCTTGGGTATTAAGGATGCTGAAAAGCTAGTTCCGTTGCCCGACGACCAGAAGCCTAAAGACCCTGTGTCTGAGAACATGGCGGCGTTGCGTTTGGAGCCTCTGAAGGCGTTTTTCTACCAAGACCATGAGTCCCACATCAAGGTGCACATGATGGCTATGCAAGACCCCATCGTCATGCAGTTAATTGGACAAAACCCCAAAGCGCCAATGATCCAAGGTGCAATGATGGCTCACGTTGCAGAGCACGTAGGCTTTGCCTATCGTCAGAAGATTGAGCAGCAGATGGGTATGCCTCTGCCTCCCGAAGACGAGAAGCTGCCACCTGAAATGGAGATTCAACTCTCTGGCATGATGGCGCAGGCCGCGTCCCAAGTGCTACAACAAAACCAAGCACAAGCAGCGCAACAACAAGCGCAGCAACAACAGCAAGACCCGTTGATCCAGATGCAGCAGCAAGAGTTGCAGATCAAACAGCAAGAACTTCAGATCAAGCAACAAGACTTGCAACTTAAAGCGCAGGAGATGCAGGGTCGGTTGGAGTTGGACAACAAGCGTCTTGAAGTGGATGCCATGAACAAAGCTGGGCAGCTACAGCAACAAAAGGCAACGGCAAACATTACCGCAATGGGTAAGGCGGGGGACTTAAAACGTCAACGGCAACAGATGGAGATGAGCGCAAAAAATCAACCAAAGGGGTAACCAACTAAATGATTCAAGACTTCGCACGCGTATTGCGCGAAAAATTACGCACCGATATGAACAACTACGCAGATGACTGCGCTGGTGGGGCATGTCGCAATTTTGAAGAGTATCAAAAACTCTGCGGGACTATTCAGGGTCTAGCCATTGCAGAGCGCCATCTACTTGACCTTGCAAAGAAAGTTGAAAAATCCGATGAGTGAACTTGTTCTAGAACCGGGGCAGTTTGCCCTG